ATGAGTAAAGATTGGCAAAGAGGATCAACTTTCATGAACGACGACGTCAAGATCGAAAAAGAACTTGGTTGTGGTCCAGACGGTTATTCAACAGGCGGTAAAACTATCGAAATGACTAGTGGTACTGAAACACAAACTGTGACTGTTAGAGGAACTAAAGCAATGAGAGCTGACAAAAAACCTGTTAAGGCTAAGTGGTACTAAATGTGGATCTCGGCAATTAAATTAGCCGTTTCTGCTGGTAGTAAAATTTACGCTAACAAACAGAGAACGAAAATGGCTATGTCTGATGCACAGCTTATGCATGCATCTAAGATGGCCGCTGGTGAGGAAGCTTACCAAGGAAAACTTTTAGAATCTAGACAATCAGATTGGAAAGACGAATTTATTTTGATTTTACTTTCGGTGCCAATCGTAATGTTGGGATGGAGTGTCTGGTCGGATAATCCTGTACATATGGAGAAAATGGAGTTATTCTTTCTGCACTTTGGAAATTTACCAATTTGGTATCAAACAATTTTTGTAGGTGTCATTGCGAGCGTCTATGGACTTAAGGCAACAAATCTAATAAAACAAAAGTAAGGAGCAACTATTATGAGAAACGATTACGGAACAAGATCTATGTATAAAGATGGTGGTAAAACTTTAAAGGCAGTACCAGCAGCAAAGAAAAAATCACTAGGAAAACTACCTAAAAAAGTCAGAAATAAAATGGGCTTTAAAAAAGATGGTGGAAAAATAAAATAATGAAAAACTTTTTATGTTGGCCATTAGAAATTATCAGAACTGTTTATACTAAATTAGTAGATAAAGTTTTTGGTAAAAGATGTAAATGTGCAAACATAGAAACTAATCCAGTAACTATTGACGTCTGTAAAGACTGTGGAAAGGTACACAATGGCTAAACCAGGACTATACGCAAATATTCACGCTAAACGTAAACGTATCGCTGCAGGCTCAGGTGAGAGTATGAGAAAACCTGGAGCTAAAGGTGCACCAACAAAAGCTAATTTTGTAAGATCAGCTAAGACAGCTAAAAAACCTAAAAAGAAAGCGTAATGGCTAGTGCCGCATGGACACGAAAAGAAGGCAAATCTAAATCCGGTGGGTTAAACGCTAAAGGTAGAGCAAGCTATAAAGGTGGCACATTAAAAGCCCCAACAAAATCTAAAACAAGTTCTAGACGTAAATCATTCTGTGCAAGAATGGGTGGAATGAAAAAGAAATTAACTTCGGCTAAAACAGCTAGAGATCCTAACAGCAGAATAAATAAATCTCTTAGAAAATGGGACTGCTAAATGCGGGATACAAAACTCCTTGAAACTTTTTTAAAAAACAACTATAAGAAAATCAAAGAGATGAGTTTATTTAGACATTTAAAAAAAGAAGTTAATGCAGGTGCTAATGGAACTCAAGACTATATAATTAAAAAAGGTCCTAACAAAGATAAGGTGGCTAAGAAATGAAAAAACAAAAAGTTAAAAAAGTTAAAAAAGTAATTAAAGGTTTAAAGAAAGCTTCTAAATTACATGCAAGCCAAGCTAAAGTTTTAAAAAAGATAATATGAGAGAAGCCATATTAACGGCACTGGAAGATAGATATAATGCACAGATATCTGAAGCAGATGCTACACTTAAAATTTACTTAGAAAATTCTGTAGGTATTGGAGAACATCCACAACACATAGAAGAAGTAGATAAACAAATAGAAAAAATTGCAAATGCTGAAGAAAAATTAATAGTATTGCAACAATTTAAATTATAAGGAGAGAAGATGGACGATATACTAATAATAAGTAAAACACAAAAATCACTACAATTAAGACTACAAGATATAGGAGACGCTCTTTTAGCTGGAGGGGTTGACACAATGGAAAAATACCGATATCTAGTAGGACAAGCGCACGGAATACAACTAACATTACAGGATATCTCTAACCTGCTAAAACCTAAGGAGCAAAAAAATGAGCAAGGAAACATTATTGACATCGGCGATGGCAAAGGAAGTACCAAAAATTAAACTTGGACTTCAAGAAAAATACGAAGAAGAGAAAAAAACTTTACCCCCTGAAACGGAACCATTGAGTCCAGAAAATATTGGAGTTGATACAGTTGATGAATTACCTAATCCATCAGGATATAGAATTTTAGTTTTACCTTTTACACCTAAAACTAAAACAAAAGGTGGAATATTGTTTTCACAAGAAACTTTAGATAAAGCACGAATTGCAACTACTTGCGGTTATGTTTTAAAAATGGGACCATTAGCTTATAAAGATAAAGATAAGTTTGAGGAACCTTGGTGTAAAAAAGGAGAGTGGGTTATCTTTGCTCGTTATGCGGGTTCAAGATTACCAATAGAAGGTGGAGAAGTGCGAATACTTAACGATGATGAAGTTTTAGGAACTGTAAAAGATCCCGAATCTCTTCTTCATTTAATTTAACCACATAGGAGAAACTATGCCAGACGATATAAGAGCATCAGAAGAATTAATTGACGTAGGCGAAACAGTCGGAGCAGATATTAATTTAGACGACAAAGGAGAACCGGTAAAACAAGAGGAAGTTGTAGAAGAACAAATAGAAGTTGAACAAGTTCCAGAAGACAAATCTTTTGAAAACGAAAGAGAAGTCAAACTTAAAAAACCCGAAGAAGAAAAAGATGAGTTAAAAGATTATAGTGATGGCGTTCAAAAACGTATTGCTAAATTAACTCGTAAAATGAGAGAAGCAGAGAGACAAAGAGAAGAAGCTGTCACTTATGCTCAAAATGTTACTCATCAAAAAAATCAAGCAGAAAGTAGATTATCTAAATTAGATAAATCTTATGTATCTGAATTTGAAAGTAGAGTTACGACTAGTCTAGCAGCAGCAAAACTAGCTCTTAAAAATGCTATTGAATCTCAAGATGTAGAAGCACAAATCTCAGCACAAGAACAATTAGCTACATTATCTGTAGAAAATGCTAGATTAAATTCTTTAAAAGTTGCGGAACAAGATGTTGCTCCAAGACAAAAAGAAGTGAATATAAATCCACAACAAAGACAGCCACAGCAACAACAACAATCTGATCCTAGAGCTGAAGATTGGGCTTCTAAAAATAGTTGGTTTGGTAATGATTCTGCAATGACTTATACGGCTTTTGATATACATAAAAAGCTAGTAGAGGAAGAAGGATTTGATCCTAAATCTAACGAATATTATGAGGAAGTTGATTCAAGAATAAGACTTGAATTTCCACATAAGTTTGATAAGATAGCGGATACAACTACAAAAAGAGCAAGACCTGCTCAAAATGTAGCATCGGCTAATCGTTCAGCCACGACAGGACGCAAAAAGACTGTGAAACTCTCACCATCACAGGTAGCAATAGCTAAAAGATTAGGTGTGCCGCTAGAAGACTATGCGAAACAATTAAATATCACGGAAGGATTATAAGTCTATGGAAAATGAAAAAATAAAAACCTCACGTGCGAGTTCTACTAGAGCTAAGACAGCTAAAAAAACTACGTGGACTCCACCCAACTCACTTGATGCACCAGATGCGCCACATGGGTTCAGACACAGATGGATAAGAACAGAAGTTCTTGGTTTTGACGACACTAAAAACGTTGCCGGTAAACTAAGAGAAGGATGGGAGTTAGTGAGAGCTGACGAATATCCTGACATGGATTATCCAGTCATGGACACAGGTAAATACGCAGGGGTAATTGGAGTGGGTGGCCTTGTGCTAGCAAGGATAGCCGAAGAAATCGCGCAATCTCGTGAAGCATATTTTGCAAAACAAAATATGGAAAGAGATGTAGCAGTGAATAACGATTTACTTAAGGAACAGCACCCAAGCATGCCGATCAATCAAGATAGGCAATCGCGAGTAACTTTTGGTGGTACTAAAAAATAATTCTAGGACCAACAAATTAAATTAATCGTATCGACCCTTCGGGGTAGATATATAACAAGGAACAAAAAATATGGCAAACGCACAAACAGCGGGCTATGGATGCAGACAGACTATGGCAGTTGGAAATACTCCAGCTACAGGTGGTCAGTCTGAATTCTTAGTTCAAGCTTTAGCAACTAATGTTGCTATCAAAAAAGGAAGCCCTGTCGCAATGCAAACTGCAGCAGGTAACGGCTCTCTTGGATTTATCCAAGACACTTCAGCACTGGCTATGACAGATGGTGTACAAGGTGGCGTAGGATGGGCACACAATAGAGCAAACACAAACAAAGTCTTAGGTGTTTTCAATGGCGCAACTTTTGTTGACGCAAACGGAAAACCTTCATGGACTAATGGTTTGAATGCAGGTCAATTGACTTCAGTTGATTACAACACGGGTAGTGCAAATATTACAGCATTTGCAAACTCTAACCCTGCACAAGAGTACACAGTAAGAGCTGACGCAGCATTAACTAATGCTAGCTTCAACGGACTGACTAACAATGGTTTCAACTTAAATTCAGTTGGTGCAGGCGTAAATGGTCAATCTGATTCTACTTTAGATTTAAGTGGAGTTGCAGTTACTGGCGTAGCTAACTATATGTGGAAAATTGTAAGATCAGCAAATGTTATGGATCAGTCAGACGTTACAGTCGCTGGTGCAGATCTTATCGTTGTTATTAACCCTCAAGCAAGCGCGTACTTGAACTAACCCTAAATAGGAGAATATAAACATGGCAATATCAAGAGCACAACTAGTTAAAGAACTAGAGCCAGGTCTAAATGCACTATTTGGACTTGAGTACAGACAATATGCAGATGAAACAAAAGAGATTTTCGACACAGAATCTTCAGACAGAGCGTTTGAAGAAGAAGTGATGTTATCTGGTTTCGGAAATGCAGCAGTTAAAGCTGAAGGCCAAGGCATTCAGTTTGACGATGCACAAGAAACGTTCACTGCAAGATACACAAACGAAACGATCGCACTAGCGTTCGCAATCACTGAAGAAGCGATTGAGGATAATTTGTATGACAGACTAGCGTCTAGATATACAAAAGCACTAGCAAGATCTATGGCGTCTACTAAAAACATCAAAGGTGCAGCAGTACTGAACAATGCGTTCAATGCAGCATTTGCTGGTGGAGACGGTGTATCTTTAATAAGCACAGCACACCCAACACTTGCGGGAACTTTTTCAAATAGATTAACAGTTAATGCTGATCTAAATGAAACTTCTCTTGAGCAGTCGTTGATCGACATCGCAGCGTACACAGACGAAAGAGGCTTAAAAGTTGCAGCTAGAGGAATGAAATTAGTAATTCCATCTAACTTACAATTTACAGCTGATAGACTGATGAACACTAAAGGCAGAGTTGGAACAGCTGATAATGATCTTAATGCACTTAACAACATGGGAATGATCCCTGAAGGTTATACTGTTAATCATTATTTAACTGACACAGATGCTTTCTTCATCAAAACTGATGTACCAAATGGTCTTAAGCACTTTAGCAGATCACCTATCAAAACTACTATGGAAGGCGACTTCGATACTGGTAACGTTAGATACAAAGCTAGAGAGAGATACGTATTTGGTTTCTCGGACCCAAGAGGAATCTTCGGTTCTCCAGGAGCATAATAAATACTTTAAAGGGCCGCCTAAAAACGGCCCTTTTTTTAACTACAACAAGGTGTGTAAATGAAAAAAACTACTATAACTATCTGGGCCTATAACTATCATGCAAAATTTAATGTTGAGCATGTTGACGATACAGCTAAAAGTGTTGAAGATGCAATACTTGACAAACTAGGAGAAAACAGTATAGTGTGGGAGTATCTCGGAGATAGTTATCATACGGGATTAAATCGAATAACTTATGAGGAGGTTATAGATGATACAAGACCTATACAAACAAAAAAGGTCCTTGGAGTTGAAGTGGCAGCAGGAGCACCTAGATAATAACAGGTACACTCTTGAGATGGTTAAGATTGATGACAGAGTAAAAAGAGTTATCACTGACATCAAGCTGGAAGAAGCAGCAATTGCTCACTTAAAAAACAGAGTAGAAGACTCTGCTCCACAAGTTTCTGTAGCTACTTAAGACACAAAGCTACATCGCTGAAATCGCACTTTCTTTACGGGCTCTCTTGCACTCTACTCAAAAATAACATATACTATTGACACTATACATTTTTAATTAATGATGAATGCTGACGCGTATAGTCGACAACCCTAGGGACAGTATTCAGATATCTAGGAGGATATTAATATGGCAAATACTACATTTTCAGGACCGGTAAGATCGGGATCGATATCAAATACAACAGGAACTACAATTGGTACAAATATGGCTAACGTAGGTTCTATGTTAGTAAGTCAAACAGAAGCAATAACTCAAGTTGCTACTACTAGTACAACAAACATTATAATCCCTGCAAACAGCCAATTGGTTTTTGCAAAATTATTTGTAAGTGTTGTATGGAATGGTGCTGCAACTACAGCTGGTTTAGGTTATGTTGGAAATGCAGTTGCATTTACAGCAGCTGGCGCAATAGCTGGTGGTACTTTAGGTATCATCGAAGTTACACCTGGAGCTAACAAAGCTAGAGTAGATGAGTGGGCAGACATTGGAACAACTGATAGAAGAATACTTTTAACATACCCTAACGTGGGAACAGGTGTTGGTTGGATAACTGTTGGTTACATTCAAAACGCTAACGTAGGTTAATAAATAATTAAGGGGCCCTTCGGGGCCTTATACTAAAATAAAAAGGAATAAAAATTATGCCAGATAATTCATACGTAGCAGCAAAAAGATTCGGTCCAGTAGCAGCAAGTACAACTGCAGTTGCAGCAGCACAACAATTAGCAGGGGCTGCAAGAAATATGGTTTTAACTGGAACTGCCGTTAATGACGGTTCCAACATGGTTACAACTGTAACTTTAACATCAGCAGCAAATTTTAGTGGAGTTAATTTTACAATTACAGGAACAGATGAAAGTGGAGCAGTTATAACTGAAACAAGAGCAGGTCCAAACAATAACACTGTAACAACTACAGATGCTTTTTTAACTGTAACTTCAATTGTAACAAATGCAGCATTAGGAACAAACACTTCAGCTGGTTTTACTGCAACAACTGGAACTGCAGGAATTGTTTTTTCAGGTAGAACTAGAGTAAGAGGAATGCATGGAATTTCAAAAGCAACAGCAGGGATAGCTAACTTTAGAAACACTTCACAAACAGGTTCTATAATTTTAGCACTAGACTCATCAGGGGCTGTTGATTATTTAGATCCATATATTCCAGACAATGGAACTTTATTTAAAGCAGGATGTTTTTTAGATATAGGTGCAGGGTTTACGGCAATAACAGTATTTTACGACGGTCCAAATCCAATAGGTAACTAGAAAATTAAATGGCGACTATTACTTTTACAGTCACCGTCGCAAGTGGCACCAACGCTTTTGGCACTGCTAATAAGTTTTTTATTAACGGTGAAGTAAGTCCTATTTACTATTTACAAGAAGGTAACACTTACATATTTGATCAATCCGATGGGACTAATGCTAATATTCCTTTTCTTTTTTCATCAACAAAAGATGGAACAAATACAACAGGTGGTGCAAATTATACAACAGGTGTAACAGTAACAGGTACAGCAGGTCAAGCTGGAGCTAAAGTTACAATTGTTGTCGCTCCGGTAAGAACCGTTGGTGCTCCAGTATTATTTTATTATTCTACAGCTTTAGCTGGCATGGGTAATACATTACAAACTGTTTCCCCTACTTCTGAAACTACAGAATTTAATCCTCAAATAGATGATATTATAGAAGAAGCTTATGAGAGAACAGGTGTAAGAGGAACTAGAACTGGTTATCAATTAAGAAGTGCTAGAAGATCTTTAAATATTTTATTTCAAGAATGGCAAAACAGAGGCGTTCATTTATGGAAAGTAAAACTTGCTAAAGTTCCTTTAGTATTAGGACAAGCCGAATATAGTTTTGCAACAGATAGTGTTAATTTTCCAAGTGATATGACTTCTATTTTAGAAGCTTACTATAGAAATAATTCTACAACAACTGCACCTGTTGATGTTGTTTTATCTTCAAGAAGCAGATCTCAATACAATGCAGTACCCAATAAATTAGTTCAAGGAACTCCTTCACAATTTTATGTGGAGAGAAAAATAAATCCTAGTGTATTTTTATATGCAACACCAAATTCAAGTGTGTCTAGTACATCTACACCAAGTAGTTTTCAATTTTGTTTTTACTATATGGCTAAAATTCAAGACGTAGGTTCTTACAATTACACACCAGACGTAGTTAATAGATTCTTTCCTTGTATGATTTCAGGACTTGCATATTATTTAAGTCAAAAAGTTTCACCAGACAGATCTGGAGAACTTGAAAGAAGATATGAAAGTGAAATTCTAAGAGCATTAGATGCAGACAATCAAGGTACATCTACATTCATATCACCACAAACTTTTTATGGAGATGGAGTATAATGGGAGTTTTTGCTAAAGGTAAACAAGCATTAGCAATTTCTGACAGATCGGGATTAAGATTTCCTTATACAGAAATGTTAAGAGAATGGAATGGATCTTTAGTTCACACTTCAGAATATGAACCAAAACAACCACAGCTTGAACCTAGACCAGTTGGATCAGATCCGCAAGCTTTACAAAATCCAAGAGTACAAGCAGAGAGTACTCCACAATTAATTTTATTAGAAAATAATCCATTTGAAATTATTATTTCAGGAGGTAATACATTTGTTAATGTATATTCAGTTGATCATCAAAGATTAGCTAACTCCGTAGTTAGATTAAGAGGTGCACCACAAGTAACAGGAGCAGGTGCAGGAGGACCAGACACTTATAATTTACAATCCTTCGCTCCAATTTCTACTTTTAATAATGTATCAGATATAAGTAGAGCAGCGGGTTTTACAATTTTATTAGGAAAAATAGCAGCCAATGGAACAGTATCAGGTGCAACAACAACTGATCCTTTAACAACTCCTATTAATTATTTTTATTTTCAAAGTGCTAGCAATGGAACAACATCTGGTATAAAAGGTGGTGGAGACAGTTGTTCAGCAGGACCTGTAACATTGGAAGCAATATAATATGGCATACACTTTAGCAAATTTACAATCAGATATTAGAGATTATACAGAAGTATCAGACACTGTATTAACAGATAATATTTTAAAAAATATTATTATAAATGCAGAAAATACAATTTTAAGAGCTGTACCTACGGATCAAAATGCACACTACGCAACATCTAGTTTAATTGTTGGAAATAAATATGTAACTATACCTGAGGATCTAAGATCAATTAATTATGTTCAACTTAAAAATTCTAATGGTGAACAATTTTATCTAGAACAAAGAGACCCTAGTTTTATGGCAGAGTACTACTCTACTCCCGGAACTTCAGCAGTAGATATACCAAGATATTATGGAAATTGGGATGAAACTTTTTGGTTAGTAGCTCCTACTCCTGATAAAACTTATGAAATTACAATGGCATATAATAAAGAAAATGTCAGTATAACCAATACAACACTACCTACTGCAGCTGCTCCAGCATCTACAAATGGAACATATTTATCTAATAAATATCAAGATTTACTTTTATATAGTTGTCTGATAAACACATTTGGATACTTGAAAGGTCCACAGGATATGATACAATATTATCAAGGGCTTTACCAAAATGCACTTACAACGTATGCAACTGAACAAATTGGTTACAGACGCAGAGACGAATATGAAGATGGGATGATTCGTCAACAATTAATATCTAAATCACCATCGGGTTAAAAATAAATTAAATAAAGGAAAAATAATATGGCAAATATAATACCGTTCGCATTTAGAGGAGAACTCTTGTCGGGAACACACAATTTCGCAAATGGAGGAAACTCTTTTAAAATAGCTTTGTATACATCATTTGCTGCATACAGTACTGGAAGTACAGTATATCAAACTACTAATGAAGTAAGTTCTAATAATACTGGATACACAACAGCAGGAAAAGTTTTAGCAGGGCAAGCAGTGGTAAGCACCGGTGCAGTAGCAACTGTTGACTTTACTGATTCAACATTAACAAGTGCTACCTTTACTGCAAATAGTGCAGCTATTTACAATGATACTAATGGAGATAAATTATGTGTCATATTAGATTTTGGAGGAAACAAAACTGCTACTAATGGTACGTTTACAATTTCATTCCCTAATCCAAGTACACCCGCTAATGCAATAATAAGTATGGCATAAGGACAAAATAAATGGCTTTAGTAATAAACGACAGAGTTAAAGTAAATGCTACCACAACAGGTACAGGTGCAATTACATTGGGTGCAACTCAAACTGGCTTTGATAGTTTTGGAGCAGCAATTGGAAATAATAATACAACTTATTATACAATTTTTAATCAAGGTACTAATGAGTTTGAAGTAGGACTTGGAACATTAAATGCTAATAGTACAACACTAACTAGAACAACTGTTTTAACAAGTTCTAATTCTGATAATGCTGTTAATTTTTCATCAGGAACAAAAGATGTATTTTGTACATTACCTGCAAGTAAGGCTGTTTATTTAGATGCAGCTGGAGTTGCTGTCGGCGTTCAAGGTGGAAATATCACAACTTTAGGAAACGTTTTTACTAATTGGAATAACGTTAATTCCAATACAACAACTACATTGGCTACAACAAGCAATGCTTTTTTAGCGGGCTTAATTACAGTTAGTGCTAATGCAACATGGACCCTTGGAGGAAATGGTTCATTGACTATTATTTAAAATAACAATAAAAACAGTTTGTTTTTACTATAAATGGAGATATAATAAATCATGGCAAGTCAATTAAAAGTAGATCAATTAGCAGGAGCGGCGGGAAACACAGTAACAGTTCCGGCTGGCCAAACATTAGATGTTTTAGGAACTCTAGATATAGATGGTGGTACACTTGTATTACCTAATACAGTAGTAACTACAACAGGTACACAGACTTTAACAAACAAAACTTTAACAGCACCTAAAATTGGTACTTCTATTTTAGATACTAACGGATTAGAATTAGCTTTATTAACAGCTACTAGTTCAGCAGTAAATGAAATCACACTAGCTAACGCAGCAACAAACGCTGGTCCTAGAATATCAGCAACAGGTGGAGATTCTAATGTTGATTTAGATTTATTAGCAAAAGGTACTGGTCACTTAACAGTTAGGGGTAATAGTAATCCTGGTGTTATTCAATTAAACTGTGAACAAAATACACACGGTCAACAAATAAAATCACAACCTCATTCAACAAATACAACTAACATTATGTTGTTACCACAAGGTGCTGACTCAACTTTAGTATCTTTAGTATCCGCAGATACTTTAACAAACAAAACTTTAACTAGTCCTAAAATTGGTACAAATATTTTAGATACGGGTGGAAATGAATTACTTAAGTTAACAGCTACAGGTTCAGCAGTTAATGAATTAACTTTAGCTAATGCCGCTACAGGTGGAGCACCTATTTTATCAGCAACAGGTGGAGATACTAATATTGGTATTACTTTAACTCCAAAAGGTTCGGGAGCAGTTAAATTAGATTTACTTACATTCCCAACAGTAACAGGTTCAGCAGATCAAGTTTTAACATCAAATGGTTCTGGAGTATTATCTTTTGTAGATAACTCTGGTGGAACATCTTGGCAAGCAGTTAAGACAGCTAATTACACAGCAGTAGCAGGAGATGGTGTTTTTGCAAATACAACAAGTGCAGCATTTACAATTACACTTCCAAGTTCACCATCAATTGGTGATGAAGTATCTATTGTTGATTACGCAGGAACTTTTGATACAAATAATTTAACTGTCGGAAGAAATTCTCAAAAAATACAAGGCGTAGCAGCAGATTTAACGGTAGCAACTGAAAGAGCCGGCTTCACATTAGCCTTTACAGACGGAACTCAAGGTTGGCTTCTAAAGAATAATTAAGGAGTTTAATGAGTACTTTAAAAGAAATTAGAGGACAAACAATTAGATCCCTATCCTCAGACCCATCACCGGTAACAACTGGTGACATGTGGTATAACTCAACTACAAAAATATTAAAAGGTGTGCAAGGAGTTGGTGCGTGGGCATCAGGAGGTAATCTTGGAACAGCAAGGCAAGGTCTTTCTTCTGTTGGTGTTCAAACATTAGCTTTAGCTTTTGGTGGTAGGTTAGCAAATAATAGTGCTACAAATTCTACAGAAGAATATAATGGCTCTGCATGGACAGGTGGAGGTAATTTAAACACTTCTCGTTTTGCTTTAGCAGGAGCAGGTACTCAAACAGCAGGGTTGGCTTTTGGTGGTACTCCTAGTACAGCAGACTCCGAAGAATATAATGGCTCTGCATGGACAGAGGGAAATAATTTAAATACTGCAAGAGGAAGTTTAGCAGGTGCAGGAATACAAACTGCCGCATTAGCTTTTGGAGGAGGAAATGGGACAGAATCCTACAATGGTACTTCTTGGACAGCATTAGCGACTATGAACACAGCTAGAGTAGGGATAGCAGGTGCTGGAACTTCAACTGCAGCATTAGGTTTTGGTGGAGAAGGACCTGCACCAAGTTATACTCTTTATAATGTTTCAGAAGAATGGAATGGATCTTCATGGACTGAAGGAAACAATTTAAACACTGCTAGACAACAATTAGGTGGATCAGGTATTCAAACTGCCGCTTTAGGTTTTGGTGGGCAAAATCCTACACGAGCATTTACAGAAGAATATAATGGAACATCTTGGACAGAAATAGCTGACATGTCTACTGCAAGATATACTCTTGGTGGTAATGGTACAACATCAGCATCTTTAGCAGTAGGTGGTTTAACACCTTCTATTACAAACGCAACAGAAGAATTTACAGTAGCTGCTGCAACAAAAACATTTACAACAAGTTAAAAAATTATGACAACATACAAAGAAATATTTGGAAGAAACGTACAAAAACTAGTTTCAGATCCTCCTACTGCAGCATCAGAAGGACAAGTTTGGTACAACACAACCAGTAATGTTTTTAAAAGTACATTATTAATTAGTGCGTGGGCATCAGGTGGAAATTTTCCAGATTCTAGAAGAGGTGGATTTTCCGCAGGAACACAAACTGCATCTTTTTATGCAGGTGGTTATACTTCCGGTACTTTAACAAGTACAAAAATATATAATGGATCTTCTTGGACAGCAGGTCCAACTTTTAATGAATCTAAATTTTTAGGTGCTTGTTCAGGTGTATCAACAGCCGCTATAGCAAATGGTGGAAATGGTCCAGCTGGTGCAGGTTTAGCTACATCTGCAACATTTAATGGTTCATCTTGGACAGCCACTTCCGCAGTGCCAGTAGGTAATCAAGGAAATACTGGTTTTGGAACTTCAACTGCATCAGTAACTATTGGTGGAAGTAATGATAATGACTATAGTGCAGAATGGAATGGTTCATCTTGGACAGCAGGTAATAATTGTAATGTTGGTAGATATGGAGCAGGTGGAAGTGGAACACTAACAGCAGGTTTAGTAGCTGGTGGAGAAAATCCGGGGGCTAGTGCTCAACTTACATCATCAAGTTATGACGGAACTAATTGGACAGCTGGTGCAACTTTAGCACAAGGTAAAACACAGATGTATGGTGGTTCTAGTGGAGCTTCTGCTGGAACTTCAGGTACATTAATTTCTGGAGGAAATGCATATCCAGGTGGTGCAATAACTACAAATTGTCAAGTCTTTAATGGAACAGCTTTTTCCACTACAGCATCTTTATCTACAGGAAGATATGGAAATCAAACAGGGGATAATACAAGTGCTCTTTTTGCTGCAGGTTATACTGCATCAAATGCAAATACAAATGCTGTTGAAGAATTTAATTCAGCTAATACAATAAGAACATTAACAAGTAGTTGATAATGAATAAATTTAACTATATAGTAAAAACAAAGGAGTAAAAATTATGGAATTATTTATGTACGGTACTGCTACAAACACTGGAAAAGGGTTTTTTACCCACCAGGATAGACAAGATTTTTATCTTGCAGGTCACCCTGGAAACGTCTGGGTCATTGGTAAAAATGAAAAAGGCGCTCTATGGTTAGCTGAAAAAAATGGTACTGTAAAAACACATGCAGAAGCACAAGCTATTGTTGACGCAGAAGTAACTGCAGCACAAGCTGTGTATGATGCAATGTCTGATGAACAAAAATCAGAACCTCACAATATTAGACCAGGTCCAATAACACTACCTTACGCATAGGAATTTATAGTGACTGTTTATAATACACTTAAAGGATTAAAAATTAGATACGTATCAACAGATCCTAGTGGAGCAGAAAATGGACAGGTATGGTATAATAGTACTTCGGGTAATTCACGTGTTGCAGGTATTTTAGCTCCGGCAGCATGGTCAAGTGCCCCAGCACCTGCAGTAAATAAAAGTTCTTTTAGTAGTGGTGGAACTCAAACTGCCGCTATATTATCTGGTGCAGCAGGAGCTAATCCCGCTAATTCAGCAAAAGCTGAAGAATACAATGGAAGTAGTTGGACAGCTTTAACAAACATGCCTGCAGCTTATGGTTATAATGTAGGTTGTGGAACTGTTTCCGATTTTGCTTCAATGGGTGGTGGTTATCCTAGTTATGTTTCAACTGTTTTCGATTGGAATGGTTCTGGTTGGACAACCGGTGCTTCTCTTCCAGCCGCAACTATTGAAGCTGGTGCGTGTGGACCTGGACAACAAGCATTATTTGTAGGTGGATATGGTGGTGGAGGTAATTTAGCAACAACTCATGAAAGAAGTGGCGGCTCATGGACAACTACTAACAATCTAAATACTGGAAGATATATTGCAGCTACTACAGGAACTAAAGCAGATGCTATAGCTTCAGGAGGTGTTGTATACCCATCTAGTCCTGCTTATAAAGATTTTGTTGAAACATATAATGGATCTTCATGGACAGCTGAAACTGCATTACCCTCTACTAGAGGTTACAGTGGCTCTGCGGGTTCTAGTTCAAATGATCAATTTATTTTTGGTGGAACTCCTGGTACTGGTAGTTTATCAAATTCTTTTAAATATAATGGATCTTCATGGACAGCAGATGCAAGTCTTGCTACTGCAAGAAATGGTCTTGGTGGTTTTGGATCATCAACAGCTGCTTTATGTGCAGCAAATTATCCATCTCCAAGTGCATCAGAAGAATATAATGGTGCTTCAATTGGAAACGAAAGCATTTCTACAAGTTAACTTGACTTATAACTCTTAATAGTTATATTAAATCTATTCAAAAAGGAGAAGATAAAATGACTATAGAGAAGAGAAATATACATGCACTAATAGAAAAAGAAGCGCCTAGCTTAAATAATTTATTAGATCCAAACGACGTAAAAGAATTTTCACAATTAACAAATGAGCTTAGAGATACTTGGACTAAAAAACAAGTGTTTAGGACTGAGACAGAAATGAGAATGTCTGTTCTTCAAGATGCTAAGTATCCAACTAAAGCTTCTAAGTATTGGCAGTGTGTTAGAGAACAAAATGTTTTCTTAGAAAACTTAATGTCTCTTTCATTTGATGCCAGACGTAATGAAGTTAAACTTAAAAAATTAAAACAAAAACTAGAAACTGAAGAAGATCAATTAAAAAGAGAATTGATTCAAATAGATATAGATGAAAAAACTTATGGAGTTGCTAACATGCAACTTGTAGCAAGAGATAGAATGAGAGAAATTAAACTATGGTCAGTTCTTAAAAAAGAATTTAATGATGGTTCGTTTGATGACAAAGATGTTAACAGTCATCAATTAGATTCTTATCATTTGATAATGAAAAACAAGGCAGAAACATTAACATCAGGTTCATCACAGCCAGAAGTGTTTAATGTATTAGGACAATTACAAACGATAGAAAGAGTTAAAAAATCAGGAGAAATGATTTATAACAAGAAAGAACAATTGACTAATGACCTCGGATCCAAACCAGATTAATTTTAATGTCTGTCCTCTAGGACAAACTGTTTTAAAGTATGAAGTGCCACTTGATATATTTAATACTATTAATCATATCTATGAAACAAAGTATCCAACATTACCTCCAGCTAATAAACAATTAGTAGGTAAGATTGAAAAAGAACATAGTTTATTTTATCAAGGCGCAGACACTTCTAAAATGCATCATCACAATATGTTAACAAATAATGTATTGCAATGGATTGATAAAGCTATGGGTCACTATCTAGACTGGAATAAAATCAAAGATTATAAAAAATCTTTAAACTCTAT